ATGTTCAATAACGATCCATCCAACCCAGTTTGAACAGACATGGCCAGCCGACCAATTTGCATATTAGCATCACTGATCACAGCTGCCACTGTAGCCAAGTTGCCATGGCCTGCCACAAAAACTGCAGTCCCATCCGTCATGTTACCGTTGGTGTTAATCAATCCCCACACAATCACATTTTCCATACGGGCTGCCTGCGCACCCTGCATCTGGGGAATACGGGTAAAGGCATCCAGATCATCGTTGATAATAGCCTGCCGCGTCAACGCCAAGATAATACCATACGTTTTGGCAGCATAGCTTTCCATCGACTCACTGATCTTCCCATACTTAAACTCACCAGACTCGTTCACCAATTGCAATGCGCTGCCTTCTCCAAGCTTCATGGTGTAGTGTGTTTTAAAATCAGCCACCGAAACCTGCCGACAGAAAGGCATAAAAGTTCGCGGAGCCATTTCATAGCCACGCGCTAAACTCTTATTGGCCGCGCCCGCCAGAATATACGGAAAATCCGAAGTGCCTTGCAAAGCCAATTCCACAATTTTCTGTTTGCTCAAACTACGCCAACGAATTCCCTGCAACTGCAAACATTCACGACACACATCCAGCAGAGACGAAAGACCTCCGTACTCCCGCGCTCGCTCAGTCAAGGGAAACAACCGAGTATCGTACCGAGATAACAGCATTTCTGCCATCGCTGCTCTAAACGTATCGCTCGCATCACGCGTAATGGTAGCATTGACGCTGCGGATCACAGGCTGACGACTTACCAAAGTCGTAATAACTGCTTCACTTGCCTGCTCTACAGTCACACCGTCTGCAATCAACTTATCCGCAACCACCTGCTCCAAGCCCGCAGCCCGAACGCGCTCATTAATCGTACAAGCACGCAGCCGCTCTGCCTCCATGGCTTTAGCTTGCAAAGCCAACACATCAATTGTTTCATTTTCCATCTGTTCAACCTCCTCCTGTTGTTTTAAACAAATTGTAGCAGCATCTGCTTCCACACTATTGTGTTCAAACCGTAGAAAACCTGCCCCTGCATCCGCAGGTATAGGTACCACACTAATTTCCAGCGGTTCCCAACTGGTCGCCAGATAAGTCTTCAGCGCCTCACCTTCCTTGGTAATATCCTTCTTATGGTAAATCGCTGCACCAACACTGAGATTGCGCAAAATACCTGTCTCAATATCGTGCCAGACACCTTCTAGCTTCGCGTCCTGCCGCGTGCTAAACCGAGCCACAGCTTTCCCTTTCCCATCCTCTAACCAACCGCGCTCCACTACGCCCAGCTGGCCCTCCACACCATCCCAGTCACCATGATTATTCAAGATCGGTGCACCACTGTTCAACCGATCCAATTTTACATGCCGCGGATCCATACTCAAAACCAAATTGTATGCACCCTCTGTCCAACTATAACGCGGCACAGTCACACCAGTGTACCAAATCATTTCTACACGACGTTCTTTAACATCAATACTGGCGGGTGTTATCTGTGCTGCAAAAACCTCCAATTCATTTTTCCTAATCTGCGGTTTTTCCGCCATTCCCCACACCTCCTTCCTCAGTAGATTTTCCCTTATCCTGGCGCGGATCACAATCCAGCTTAATGCCCAGTGCATCCAACTTAGCATTGGCCCGCGCAATCTCCTGTAACTGCTCCTCGAAATCATATCCATTCTCAGCAATTGCATCCGGCAGGGTTTGCATTCCGTTACGTATGCGCGTCTGCTGGGCTTTCGCGTCTTTCATTGGGTCGACGCTCTCAAAACGTGGCATCACATATTTAACTTGCAAATTAATTTGCGCACCAACCAACCCAACCGTCTTAGCTGTTTGTAGCCAGCGATTCCAAACTGCTTGTTTGTAAATGGGAACCAACACCAACCACTGAAACATCATCACTTCCCGCCGAAATTCATTTAAGCCTGCCCTGTAACTGCTGTAGCTGACTTGACTCAAATCCCCACTCATCAGTTCGTAAGGAACATCCATGCCAGCTGCAATTTTATGCGTCTTACATTTATAAAAATCCGTATATCCAGCAACTGCAGATGGTGTTCCAAAAGTCACCTGTTCACCAGGTTGAAGATGGGTAATCATCCCTGGATACAATTCTTCCAGCAAAGTACCTTGCGTGTCTGTCCCTGCATTTTCTCCAGTAATGGTACGCGTGCTGAAATCCTCTGTTTGCGTAACAAAAGCCGCAAAACAACTCTCAATTTTCTTACGCACCAGCTCCGCATCATCATAATCATCCAAATCCTTCAGCGCCAAAACCACGCTGCTAAATCGCGGCACACCACGAATTTGTCCAGGACGTTCCTTTTCGTACACATGAATAATTTCACTGGCTGGAATCCTGTGACTATCGTAGCCTTTAGTGACTGGTACAGTGCCAACATCACCAGGATGCCGATCGAAAATCCAATATGCAATTCTTGTTCCTAACTTATCAAATTCAATACCTTGATATATATAACCAAAATTAGTAACACCATTTTTACTCAAATCCAAGTAATCCCCTTCCAAAACTTGAATCTGTAAAGGCACCGTCAACATGCCGTCCTGCGGCAATCGATTTCGAAATCGCACCAAGCACTCCCCGCTTTCCAGCACAGCGCCAACTACCATGGCATCCAAACCAGCCATATCCAACTGATCATCAGCATCACACTCCTCGCACCAACGTTTCCACAAATCCAACACCGCCAAATTATCACAATTAACAACAATACCTGTGCCTACTGTATTGGCCACCCATAACCGTTTACCACGCTTTGCATAAGGATCGTTCCGTACCAAATCCCGCATTCGCTCACGTAGCTTGGGCAGAGCTGCCCCTATTTCTGCATTCGCACTAGTGCCCGTACTAATCCAACCAGCCACTCTACGATCTGCCCGAGCCGCATTGTATCCCAATGCTTCAGTCAGTGCCCGTGCCCGTGCTCGCCGCAATCCCCAAGTGGGGGAAACCCAGCCAACTAATTTATCCAATGTATTTGCAGGTTTCATCGATCACCTCTGTACTGCGCCAATGTTATGCGGCGTACTGTTGCCGATATACCAGCAGAAACCACCTTTTCCACAGCCCGAATAACCTGCTCCATTTCCTGCAAATTGCGATAAGTCACCCGACGTCCATCATATTCAATGCTGGTCACTCCACTAGCATAAGCCTTACGCAATTCAGCCAATTGATCTAACGTATAGGTGCTGGGCAACTCCACACCAGCTACGATCTTCACTCGCAGCGAACGAGTAAATGTGCGTGGCGCAGCCGTTACCACCGTATTGACCAACTCATATTCCGCGCCCACAGTGCCGCCCAACAGCCAGATGGTTGTAGTCTGATCCGTATTGCTAGGGACGGGTGTGGTTTGTGTAATCCCCGTCGGCACCACCCAAGTGCTGGTAACGATGGTGTCTCCAGCTAATTCCACTGTCCAATCAATGGTAAAATCCAAGCGCTCGCCCGCCTGTTTGGTCATATATTCGCCGCGCTCATCAGTCAACATGGTATGTCCTCGCTTGTTTCGTTAACACCATTTCACGCCCGCCCACATCCGGCATAAACACACGACCGCGTCGTAGCAAGTTCAATGTTCGTTCATCCTGCGGAGGGATATAATCAGGCGGGTATTTGCTCAAATCCGCAGGCCACATTATTAAACTATAAGCACAAGATTCAACAGGCAAGCGTCGTGCTGCACGCAACCCGACAGGCAATCCTGTTTCTACATATGTACCAAGCGCAGCAGTCAGTGTACGGCCACGGAAAAGAACAGCTGGCAAACCTGTCAAGGTAAATGTGCCTGCTGCTGCTGTCATTCGCCGTGCCGTCCGCAATGTCGCATCCAACCCAGACCAGTTATAAGCACCAGTGCCTGCCGACAAGATATAGGCACCCGTTTTTACCAGGTTGACATCTTTGCCCGAAAGGCTATATGTCCCCAGCACAGCTGTCAACCGCCGAACACAAACCAGATTGACCGTCTGGCCTGCTTCCGCAAATGTGCCCGCCACTGCTGGCAACTGGCGGGCTGCGCGCAAGGCAGCAGCTATACCCACTTCCGAGAACGCGCCCGTAACTGCTGTCAATGTATAAGCTGCACCGACAGGCGTGTAGGTCAATGTGGCTGCATTACCCGTAAAGATAAATGCGCCTACCACTGTTGTCAATCGCCGAACACAAATCAAGTTGACTGCTTTACCAGATTCCGCAATAGCACCCGTAGCTGCCGTCATCTGTCGGGCGGCGCGCAGCGCTGTCACCTGTCCAGAAAAGACAAATGCCCCCACGACGGCGGTGATAGTGTAGTGGTGGATGCCAACAGGTGTATAAATTAAATCTGCCGCATTACCAGTAAAGGCAAAGGTTCCCACAGCAGCTGGAAGTTTGCGGGCACAGCAAAGACCTGTTGCCAGTCCTACTTCAGCAAAGGTTCCCACAGCAGCTGGAAGTTTGCGGGCACAGCGAAGACCTGTTGCCAGTCCTACTTCAGCAAAGGTTCC